CCTAACCGAGATCCAAACTCAGCGATCGCACTCGCCCTGTCCTCCACCACGCCTACAACCTGCTTAAAGATTGCAGACGCTTGTACGGCTAGGAGTTTGATATCGAGACGCTGAAGATGCTTAAGGGAAGCTCGAGCTTTCTCTTCCGAATCTTGGAACTTCACAATACTTGCGTTGACCTTCGACTCTAGGTATCGTTCTACTGGTGTCGGTAACGGGTACTTCGACTTAGGAGAGTGCCGGGCTAAGCCCTTCACTTCCCCTTCGCCAAAGAAGAGCCGAGACACTAACTCATCAACTCGGGCCACCAATGGATCCAGCACCTCTGTTACGAGGGGCTGTGCCCACGAGTTAAACCAAGTCATGGCATCAGGTCCGTATAGGACAGGCAGCATAGGACCCTTAGTAGCCAACCAGTCAATCCAAGTTGGACGCGCCAGGACCGTCTGAGCTGACGGATGAGACGCAATAACGAGGAACGCGCGAAGGCGAGATGGAATATTCTTCCATCGCGCCCCCACGCGGGCCACGGTACGCATCCCAGCGCCAAACGCTAACGCCACTTGGGCGGCTGTTAGGTTCAGGCCCATACTACTAACCCGCTGAAGTGCAGCAATGCCCCCAGACAAGGATGTCTGAGAGACCGACCACAGTTTCCACGGGAAAGCAGCACAGTCCTTACCTTGCACGAATACTTTCTTAGCAAACTCACATGATAAATTGTCATTCACCATGGACTTACTAATACCGATACCCATACCCAACCACTTACATAAACGTTTATACCGGTTTGCGACGGCAACGTCAGCAATGACGATGTCGTCTCCCAGTAAAGCGTAGAGCTTGAACCAACCCTTATGCCCGCTCAAATAAGCAGCAAACTGCACAATTGCATGATGCGTAAGTGCAAATACCGCCCACGAAGAGTAAGCACCCATCGGTTGCCCCACAGCGTACTTTACGAACCTAGGGAGCCGTCCCGGCTCCTTTCGGGCCTTAGGCACGAAATAAGGTCGACCGACGAGTAACTCACGCCACGCAGCTGCGTACGTAACACCGTACATCACGGCAACCACTAACTCCTGAATCGCAACGGGACATCTGTCCGTCGCTGCAGAGAGATCAAATGAATGAAACACCGCACCCTTCGGAGCCTTTTTTAAGAGCTCTCGAACGGGCCGCTC